GACAGCAATGATGCCGTCCTTTATAAAAATATTTCAACGCCTAAGGAGGGCAGTGAAATGGGAATGAAAACTATTCGCATTGATGGTGTGGAGTTTCAGGGCGATGAGACCCTTGTCATGAAATACACCGAACAAGTCAAACGTGCCGATGCCGCTGAAAAGGCGTTGGAAAAAGCCAACGCAGATCATCAGGCAGCGGTATCAAAACTGGAAGCCGAGCGCGACACCGCAAGCGACCGCGCCGACAAAGCCGATGCCGAACTCAAGAAAGCCAAAGAAGAGACCATTGACGCGAAGCGGCTTGATGAGATGGTCGCCGCGAAGGTGGCTCTCAAGGACGCAGCGACACGCGCAGGCGTTGAGATTAAGAAGGATATGTCTGACACCGACATCAAGAAGGCTGTCATTCTGTCCGTTTTCCCCAGCGCGAAACTCGATGGGAAAGACGACACTTACATCGCCGCCAGATTCGATTCTGCCGTGGAGACCATTGAAAGCCGTAACGATGGCGTGAGCCGTATCGTTGCGGGGGACAATTTCACCAGCGAAACAAGGCGCGATTCCGTAACTGCTCACGACGAGATGGTTAAGGGAATGCAGAATTTGAGCAACGGCGTGAAGCCCGGCAAGGAGGGTTAATTCATGAGCGATTTATACGGAAATCCAAAACGCGCCATTGCAGGGCAGCGGTTCGGGCTTAACGGTAACACCAGAACCTATACCGCAGGGGAGAAAATTTTTCCCGGCGATCCGGTTTTCGGGATGGTCGGTGATAACAAGTATTGCTACAGGGCGCACATCAACGCGGTTACTTTGAGCGCAGACGCAGATTTTGTTGCAGACAACAGCCTCGCGCTTACCGTGAACGGTATTGCTGTTCCGGCAGTCCCATTCCAAGAAACGAGCGCAAAAACGCTTGAGAATCTCGTGAAAGAAATCAACCTCAATGGAGGTCTTTCCGAACTGAATATTTCGGCTTTTGTTGTCGAGGGCGCAAATGCCATAACGATTGTCAGTCCCGGCGTTACCGTCGAGGCAAGCCTCGACGTAACTGGCGGCGAAAGCCAGCCTGAAATCGACAGCGCGGCAGATACAAACCTCAAGTTTATCGGGGTAGCGGAACATACAGAACTCTCCTCAAGGAATGGATCTGGGTTCTATGCTCCCGAAGATTTGGTCAATGTCCGCGACTTTGGGGAAATCTATGTGCCGGTCGCGGAGGATTCATACCCCTCTGAAAAGGAACAGGCATATATCGACCTTGCCAGTGGTGTCTTTACTGATGTCTCTACCGACAACTATGACTGCGGTTGTTACTTCCGCAGCGACAAACAAGACGGTCTTGCTCGCGTTGAAATACGCGGCATGAAATAAGGAGGTTCAGAAATGTTGAGATATGACGACCGCTTAAAAATTCTCTCTCGCCACATGGACGCGGCAGAATCTGTTTTCTTCGCTAAGGAAACCGAGTTCATAATGGCGAAGACTTATGACGCGAAGCCTCCCGAACTTAAAGGGTTAACCCTGATTCCTTGGGCTACAGGGATTCCGCTCGGAATAAACGAGATAACTTTCCGAAGGTATTTCGAGGCTGGTGAATCCAAAGTGATCGGAGATTATGCCGTGGACTATCCCCGCGTGGATGTATACGGCGAAGAGTACACCGCGAAGGTGTATGACATCGGCGACAGCTTTGGCTATTCCAACAGGGAAATCCGCGCTTCTATGAGAGCCGGAAAAAGGCTTGATCAAAAACGCGCCCTGGCTGCGCGGCGTTCTAATGAACGGAAGCTCAACAATCTTACGTTGCTGACATCGAAGGAGTGCAGCACATACGGCCTGCTGGATTACCCCGGCATTACCGAAGCCACCCTTCCTGCTGATGGCGAAGGCGGCTCAACGTCTTGGCGCTACAAAGACGTGGATAAAATCCTGCGTGATATTACCGATCTCCTCAACGCCGTTATCAACACGACCAACGGCATTGAAGTCCCGGACACAATCTTGTTGCCGCTTAAAACCCACACGCTTTTGACAACGAAGCGTCTCGGTTCGACAGAAATTTCCCTTATTAAATACATAAGGGACAATTTCCCGCAGATCACAAGGATTGACTGGCTGAACGAGCTTTCGGGAATCGGTGCTGGCGGCACAAACCGCATCTTTGTTGGAAAGTTCGATTCCGACCATGTTGAGAACCTGATCGTTACCTACTTTGAGGAACTTGAGACCGAGAAGAAGGGCGGCACTTATGTAATCCCCTGTCAGTCCTCAACCGCTGGCGTGGTCGTGTACTACCCGCAGGCTTTTGCTTACGCGGACGGAATTTAAGGAGGTCTCTGATGTTCGTAAGATTCACTCCCAAGGTTCCGCATACAAAAGTTATTCCCTTGCTGCCAACCAAAGCTGAAGGCAACAAAACCCAGTTCGACAACGACATCGTTACGCTGCGACCGGGAACAAACGAACTGACCGAGAAGGAATGGGAGGCGATCCAGCCTCATATCCAGAACCAGCTTGGAAAGGAGATTGTTGCTTTTACGGTAGAGGCAAAGGAAAAAAAAGACGGCAAAGCCAAAACCCTGAAAGACGTGCCTGTCGCCACGGCGCGGAAAATCATAACGGAATGCAGAGACCCGAAGACCCTGCGGAAGTGGTTCAATCAGGAGTTGCCGGATGAAATGCTCCTGATGGTTTCAAAACAGATGCACAAGCTGAAGATTGAACCGGAAGACACCGAGGACGGCAATGACGGACTTAAAGACAGCGACATCACTCCCGAAGGCGGTACTCCAAAAGAGGAGGATACCGAGGACGACGAGGACAAAGATGTTGATGACACCGAGGACGATGGGGGAAACGAAATTCCCGATCTTGACGAGAACTAGCAATGGCCCTAAGCGTGAACCAGATCATCGAGGCGAATTGTCCCAAATTATTCAACAGCCCTCTTTTGTCTGTGTTCGTGCAAATGGCAATGGATAAAACATCAAAAAGTTTCTACGGAAAGATGTATCCGTATGCTGTCGCGTACCGTGCATGGCACGAATTTGATTGTTCCGGCAAAGGCAGCAACGCGGCAATGGGACTTGGGCAGATCGCCAGCATGAGCGAAGGCGGTATGTCGGTTAGTTTTGCAAACACTGGCGGTGAAGCTTCCAGCGGATTGGAGAGTACGCCAGGTGGGAGGCTTTTATTGGCCTTAAATAAATCACGGCCCACGATGGGCTGTAACACGGCAGGTCTATGATGAAGTACAAGTCTACTGTTACATCCAAGCAAATGTTTTTAATCGACGGAAGGAAGAAAGTTTACATTTACCCCGGTGATGGAGAGATGACCGAGGAAGAAGCCCATGCTGTCGCAAAGACCCCGTGGGGAAAGCGCCTCATTGAAACCAAACTCCTTGAATTTGAAAAACCCATTGAGGTGAAAGAGGAAGAAATTCACCACGGCATGACTGTAGAGCGCGGCAAGCACAATCGTCGAAGGAAACCGAGCGAAGAGCCAAAGCCGAGCGAAGGTTCCGATGATTCAGGCAGCGAAGATATTCCTGATTTTGGGAATGGCAACAACACGGGAAACGCATTATGAGCCTGTTCCCCAGCGTGGATCTTATACAGGTTACGCACACGCCGGGGAAATGGGTTTCTGGACGTTGGGTGGAAGGGGATGAAAAACCAATCCCCTTCCAAAGCTCATGGCAGCCAGCCAGCGGCAAAGCGTTGGAAGTTTTGCCGGAGGGAAAGCGAAGCCGCGAGGCGTACAAGGCTTACCCTCCTATTGAAATGGAATTCACCGCTGCGGACGAGGAGCGGAGCATAAGCGGCGATGTGGTTATCAAGGACGGAAAAAAATACGAGGTAAGCGCGGCGGCGAAATGGGATAACGGTTTGATACCTCATTGGGAGATTATCTGCACCGTTCCACCACCGAAGAAAGCTGAAGCTGAAGAAGATGATTAGGGAGCGCAAATACATTGAAGACAGCATTGTGGAATGGCTTGAAGCCATTATTGCGGATAACGGCAGAAAGGACACGGTGGTTCTTTCAAATCAAAACGGTGTCCGTCCACCCACTCCTTTTATTGCGATCCAATTTATAGGCGGTGGACGGCCAGGGCAGCCTTTCCGGTCAAGGGTAAATCCTGAAACGGAAGAACAGAAACTATATGCGCCGTCCAATAAAACTTTGGCTTTGCATGGAATCGGAGAAGGTTCGTTTGATTTATTGCAAACGATTTTGGATTCGATTTACATCGCAAAATATAGAACCATGTTGAAGAGGAAGCGTCTGGTTGTGAACAAGATAACCGATGTGACCGAAGTGGGGAATGCGTTAGACACGGTGATGGAAAGCCGAGCGAGGTTTGATATTCGGGTTTCTTTCATTCGCGTTGTTACAACTAAACCGGGCTTTATAGAACACATGGAATTATATGCAGACAATCGTCCATCCGAGGGGTCTGTAATTATTTAACGGAGGATTTTATGGCAGAGTTGGATGAAATAGTAAGAGTAAACATTACGAGGCAGACCAGCGTACCTTCAATGGCGTCCTTTTCCGAAAAGTTCATCATTGACACGTTTGATCCAGAAGGTATAACCCCTGTCTTTGACGAGAAGCACAGGGTCAATGTCTTTGGGAGCTTGGACGAAATAAAGGAGGCTGGTTTTTCTACACGTTCTTGGATTTACCGGAACGCGCAAAAACAGTGGTCTCAATCTCCGCATATTGGCCGCGTTTATGTTGGTCTGCGTTTTGACGATGAGGATTGGACAGACGCTCTTTCCGAATGTAACAACCAAAACAACGAATGGTACGCAACCGAAGCCCACGCCACCGCTATGGAGGAACAGCAAGAGGTTGCGCTTTGGATTCAGGCAAACCAAAAGCTAGGTGGCATTGCCTCGGGTGATCCTGCCATTGCAAATGAAGCAAGTGGCGATATTGCGGACTGGCTCATGATCAACAACATCGACCGCGTGTTCTGCTTTTATCACCCTGACGTTGACACAGATAACGATCCGTTCCCTGTGGCTGCTCTGTTCGGGAAGCTCTTGACGAAGCATCCAGGCAGCGCGACGTGGGCGCTTAAAGGTCTGCAAGCAGTTCCTACCTGTAACCTTTCGAGTGGACAGCGAAAAAGGGTCATGGATAAAAATGCTCTTATATATACAAGAGTTGCTTCTATGCCGATCACCAGATGGGGAAAAACTGGTGCTGGCGAATACATTGATGTAATCCACGGAACTGATTGGCTGTCGGCGCGGATACAGAACCTTGTTTTCACTCCGTTAGTACAGATGGATAAAGTTCCGTTTGAAGATGAAGGCATCACAACCTTGATAGATCAGTTACGCGCTGGTCTCGATGAAGGCGTTAAATACAAGATTTTGAAAAAAGGCGCGTACACCATCGACGCTCCGTCTTGCGATGATGTTGCAGACAGTTTCAAAGCAGAACGCTTATTGCCGGACGTTCATTGGAGAGCGCCGCTTTCTGGAGCGATTCATAAAACGGAAATGGACGGGACTATTACCCTGTCTTAATTTAGGAGGAAATGATGGCTGGAAACCAATTGATGACGACCTATGATGCCAAGATGGTTATTGTTACCTTTGGTGGCACACCGCTAGGCGGGTTCGCAGACGGAACGTTCGTGAACATCGCTGGCGAAAAAGCATTCAAGCGAAAATCAGGCGCTGACGGTGAGAATGTTCGTTCCCGTAGCAATAAAAACTGCCACGATGTAACAATCACGTTACTTCAAAGCAGCCTTTCCAATGAGTATTTATCTGCAATGAATCAATTGGATAGGGCAACAAACCACAATATGCTGCCGCTGACAATTACTGATTTGAACGGCACAACTCTTTGTTTCTGGCCACAGGCTTGGGTTGAGGAACCGGATTCTTGGGACTATGCCGTTGACGATACTGACAGGGCATGGGTATTCCATACCGGCTCAATCGCAACAGATAACCGGGGAGGGGTTACTTTATAAACCATGAACAAAACAAAAATAATTGACGGCATAGAATTTTTTGTTTCGCCATTTATGGCTGTAGAGGCGCTTAGGCTAAAGGCATATCTGGTGAGAACGTTTGGCCCGGCATTGGGACAAATTCTTAGCATCCTTAAAGACTTGTTTCCTAAAAGCGGAGACATCGGAGACATAAAACTTGACGGCGAAGTGCTTGCGCTTGCTATCGAAAATCTCATGTCCAAACTTGACGAGGACAATTACGAAGAGCTTATAAAGCGCCTATTCAGGAATGTTACAGCCAAAGGGAAAACAAAAGGCGGCGATGGAAAAGAAATGCCTTATATGCGAAAGTTCGATGCGTCCGACTTCGCCAATTCGATGAACCTTGTTTTTACAGGAAAACTCTTTACTGTCTATCCCGTTATGGCTTTTATCCTTGAGGTAAATTACCCGGATTTTTTCGACAAGGTGGTTCGGAATTTTGGAAAGCGAATGATGGAAATTGCTTCTTCCGAACCGGGAAGCGAGACCGAGACCGAAAAATCAAACGGCTCGGCGACATCGGAAGGCTCGAACAATCCATAGAAGACGAATATCCGATATGGCGGATCTGGCTGGAAAAAGGAACACCCCTTGATGAATTAAGGCACAGATGGACTTATGAGGATTTGTTACACGCCAACGCCATGCTTGATATGTCCGCTGATATAAATACGGCAATAGATGGATTATCGAAGTTTGAATTACAGCAACAGCAAGATGCTGGGGGCAATGGCGCGTCATGACAACAGTCAGAGAATTATTTACACTACTCGGATTTAAGTATGACGACACTGCGCTCAAGCAATATGACAAAGGGGTAGCTTCAGCCAAAGAAAAGAGCAACGGTCTATCTAAAGCGGCGAAAGGGATAGGCACGGCTTATAAATGGGCAGCGATGGCAGCCGGTGTTGCTATGGCGTGGATCTCCAAAAATATCCTTGACGCTACCTCGGAGATGGAGCAGTACCGGAACCAATTACAGAAATTTACTGGCGACGCAGAAAGCGCGGCGAACCTATTAGCAGAATTGCGAGACACTGCTGCCGACCCACTTTTCGGGACAGGAAATGTTGTCCAAGCATACAAACAACTTCGCAACCTCGGCATGGAAGCACAGACGGCTTCTGGATTTATAAATGTACTCGGCGACATCGCCGATGGTTCGACTGAAAATTTTAACGCGCTCTCTGCCGCATTAACCAGAGTCTCTGTGTCTGGGAAAATCAATAATGGGACAATACGCCAATTAACAAATGCCGGATTCAGTTTGAAGGATATGGCAGAGGCGTTAGGTAAATCAACAGCACAGCTACAGGCAGACATAGATGCTGAAAGAATCGGTTTTAATGAACTTACTTTAGCAATGAGTAACGCCACGAAAGAAGGCGGTCGATTCTACCAGAACATGGAAAGACAGGCGCGGACATTATCCGGCAGCATAAAAATATTGAAGGACACGCTGGAAGACATCGGTGAAGGAATAGGCACAAAAGTTTTGCCTAAAATAGTTGATACTATTCGTTATGTAACAAAGTTAATAGACCTGGGGAAAGATGGATTTATAAACTTCGGCGCAAATGCTTTTGAGACACTAATCCATGGAATACAAGACGTTATTATTTTCTTTCAGCTTCTCCAAATGAGAATGAAAAAGTTTGGCGGTGCGTTCACTCCATTGAAAGCTTTAATAGGCGACGTGTTCGGATTTTTGAGAAGCGTTATTGATAGCGCG